GTAGATTATATTCCTGTATAGCAGGATTATTTAGCCAATTATAGACATTGAATTGTTTTGTAAGACCTGAATAATAGGAATTATTCTGTGTGTTAGGTAATTCGAGTATAGTTTTCTCTTCACGGAAGAGGATTTCAGTGATCTCCTTACTTTCCTCTTTCGTTACGAAGTTGTTGTGTACTCGTTGATAGTCTTGTGGTATTATAGAACCCATGATCTCAGGAAGAGATCGTTTCTTGGATCTTCATCTCCCTCTAGCAAAAAGAAACGCAGGTGTTTGTTGTAGGTTTTCCACTCGTGGACATAATAAACGAATTTATCGTCTGGATCTCCACCCATACCATCAAATAAATCAGGAAAGAAACAACGGACTTTTTCATCCCACACTTCTGTGAATTGTTTATTAGCCTCGTTATCTCCTACTTGGAATGGTGCTAATTTACCAGGTTCTAAACTCACAAATAGCCCTTTCCAGTTTGCTACGATGAATTCTGCTAAACTCGTGGTTTGTGCCGCTTCAGGATTTTCATTGAATGTCTTGTATAAAGACCTAGCATCGTATCCATTATATTTGATCAATGCAGAATTATAAGGTTCTCCCTCTAACCACCATGATTTTTGTAGACCTAAAAATGCTAAGTTCTCATCTATTACACGGAGTTTTGTCTCTGCATCGAGTACGATATACTTTGGTAATTCACTGGGATCACCTTTTTCAGGCATTCTATCAATAAAAAACATCTGACACATTTCAAGTGGTATCGCATTGATATCAACTATAATATTTTGTGACTCTTCTAAATCTTCTAAATTAAATAAATCTAATTTATAAAATTCAGGATTGGTTATATTATCTCTCAGTGTAAGAGGTAATATATTCATACCAAATTGTGTTTCAAGACCAGTAGGATCATCTGTATAACAGTGTAACTGGACTTTGATATGTGGTACCATATGTGCAACTCGATGTCGAATAAGTGACATTTGAATTGCATTCACTTTCGCAACATCACTAGGGTTGTTGCCTGTTTTTACAATATAGATATTGCAAGGAACTGTAAACATTATATAATCTCCATAAAAAATATATTTATATTTATCTGCGCATTTTTGCTAAATCTTTCGCATAATTTTTATCATCTGCAAAGACTGGAACCATATTTGACTTATGCATAGTGGCTATTCCTAATAGTTTACGCTCACCTGAATATACCTGTGGTTCTTTTCTTCGCATATGTGAAAGATCACCATATTTAGATTCAAGGGATTTATATAATTCTTTCTGTTCTTCAAGTAATTTTTGATATGTACTTGGATCTGGTGTATGTGGTTTGAATTCGAATGTAACTTTTTGACATTTATTGAATGCTTTAGTCTTTCTTTTCTTACCGTGTGGACCGTATCTGACTGAACTTCCTAGATTTAGATAACCCATGCATCCATATTACTACGATACATGGGTTATGTCAAGACTTATTTGAGAAATTTATTACAGATTTTATGAAATCTACACTGTTTCATCATTTTATCAAATGAATTCCATAATTTTTTCATTATGCAACCCTCTCAAGTGATGAGAATCTACATGTTTTGAAACCAGTAGGTTGCATGATTTTGTAGGTATTGTTGATAGTCTTAGTTTCGAAATATAATTTACCTCTAAGACAATCAGGTGTGAGTATATCACCTTTATATAATTCTTCGTTCTTTAGTTCAAAGAAAAGTGTATTGTCTTTCATTACATACACTTTGTTCACATCGGATTTATCTATGTTTTGGTCTGCCTGTGCAAATCCGACTAAAAACAAGGCAGACACTAATGCATATTTTAGCATATCTATCTCCTATGTTTGTGTGTGGCTTTCGATAACTTTTTTACATTTTCAGTGTTGTCACTTACTTGTTTCAATTGTCACCTAATTGTCACATAGGTATTTATACGGAATTGGTGGATGACTGAGGTCTCGATAATACTCTTCCTTTTTTGAAGCCTTCAGGTATTGACTCGTCTCTTCTGATCTTTTGATTTATAGTGCCGTTTGTTATCCACATTGTACCATATTGTGAATTGCCTTTACCTTTTTGATGTATAGCATTTCTTTCACCAATAAGTTTTTTGGTTTCTTCTGTATGTTTTCTCCCATAAAAGACGCCTTTTGGATAAAGTTCTTTTTGTCTTTCTATACCTTTCAATCCTGCTTCTTTTGTCCAACCAGTCTTCAAACCTTTTCTATAGAGCTCTTTTATGGATTTGCTCAGTTTATTACGATATTCTTCGGTCAACATAAATGATCTATCCACAGTCTTATTCACTGCATCCCAACCACCGACTCCGCCTTCTTTCATATTGAGACATTTAGGATCAGTAAACCATAAATCGCCTATTAGTTCTTTTTCTGCTTTATTCAGTTCTTCTTGGTTGTTATAATATTCTAATATATCATATACAAAAGGATCATTTCTCTCTTTGAGTTTTTTACCACTTCCTGTGTAACCATCATTCAAATCTGTTGTTTTGTGTTGGCCTAGGTAATAATCACCATTTGTAAATTCAACTTTATAGGTATAATAGTACATAATAATATTTATAATAGTTCGAGTCTCAAAGACTCGAACTAAGATAAAATGGAGCAGATGGTGGTAATCGAAACCACATTCCCTGTTTGGTAAACAGGAGTAATAACCGTTATACTACATCTGCAATGATTCTTCTAATGTGGGTACAGTCTCTATTTTTGTGAATACTACTCCACCTCTTCTCACTAGTTCATTTTTTACTTTCTGGCGTAATTTAGGTCTTACGCCTTCTTTGTTGTATGTTTCAATCAATTCTTCTGTTGTTTTGAGTTTCATATATTCGTGTTGTATAGTTTTTTTCTTTGTTTCACGATTTACGATAACTGCTGATTTACCAAATTTTATAGGCATTATTATTCTCCAACTAATTTGTTATTTATGTGATATTCTAAGCTGCATTCAGGTCCACAAAATACCACTGCATTATTATTTTCGTCTGGCATAGTATGATATTTTAGTTTTTCTATTTCAAAGAATTTATTACACACCTCACATTTATAATATTCTTGTTTCATTATACATTGATAGACACTGCATTGAATGTTTTAGTTGCTTTCATAGGTTCTTCATTTTCTGGATGCAATTCATTGAACTCATCTATGTCACCTGGATCAAACCACACTGCAACTACGAATCTATCACCATCAAGTACAGGTTCTACACCATGAAATCTTTGTGTATTATTATTGAACGACACTAATGTTCCTGTACTAGGTGTAAATATATCACCATCTAATATCAGTCTGCCACCTCTAAAATTATCATTTAGAAATAACAAACAAGTTCCTGTATCGGTCTCAACTGCCTCGTCTCTATGAAAATTCATCCAACTGCCTTCTGGATATTGTATTATCTGACAAAAGGTAACTCTTGTGAAATCAGTTGTCTTAGGCAAATATTCATCTATTTTCTCCATGACATATTCAAAGTCTGGATTTTCAGGTGATAAATTATAACATATACGACCAAAATGATCAGTATACTTTAGTCTGTAGTTCTCTTCTGGATCTTTAGCAATTGCCACTTCACCTCGACCTAAACCAGTTTCAGCTTCAGTCATTTCAGCTGCTATGAATCTGGATAATATCATTTTACAAGTATCTTTTTTTACTACATTTTTATATACAATAGTTATATCAGGATCTTGGTACATCATTGTCTCCCCATATTTGTATAGTGATTCTTATGTGTTCACATGTATTTGATATAGGTGTAACATAGTGTTTCTCATGTTCATCATTCAATACCAATACATTATGTTTTGGTAATATGATGTCTATTTCATCGTCATTTTGCCAACAAAATAGACCTCCCCAATCAAAATTCCAATCAGGATTGAGATATAAAGTAGCACCATATACATGGTTTGTATCTGCATGTGTGTTTATACCTGAACCTCTCATCCATACATGAAAATTTGGTGTAAATATTTTAGTCTTAGGTAATATTGATTGCAATTCTTCTCGTAACAATTCTTTATTCTCTTCCACTGGTGATATAAGAACTGATCCTGTTATGCCATCTACTAGATAATTATCCCATACTATGTGACTAACTGACCAACAGTTTGCATTCAATTTATTTGTCACTTCAGCTTCTAATTTGAGTAGAAGATCATCTGACAATGCTTGATTGAATATTTTCATTTTACTGGATGTAGGAATCTAACCTGATTTATTCTCCAGTTTTCCATATATCTTTTATAGTCATCAATGTATGCACCATGCAATCTATTACCTGGAAATATAACACATCTATTGAATTTAGCAGGTATAACTCTCTCTAAATCAAATCGTTCTGTTACATTATATAAGAGATTGAATCTCTCATCGTTTGTAATCCATTCTCCTTTATAAATTGCTGTACCACCACACTCTTCTTTATCTAAGTAGATGATCATATTGAGAGTACTCATTTTATCAGGTGTGTCAAATGTGCTGTCTATGTGTGGATAGTGTTGAACATCTTCAGAAAAAGACTCATTAGCTTGAAAACAGTTGAACTCTACGATATTGTCCCAGCGATAATCACCAGCCCACCAATGCTTCCTACATTCATATAATATCCTGTCCATGTCGGCAAAATACTTTCTTGTAGGAAAAGCAATCATATCTGAGAGTCTACAGTCTTTATAGTCTATACCATTTCTACTGTTTCTCTCTGAGTTATATTTCCATAATGGATATGATCTATTTGATACAAACTCATATATGTCTTCTGCATTTTCATAAAAGTTGTCGATAGTCAATACAAGACCATCAAATTGTGGTTCAAACTTTGGACTAAATTTATACAATTCATCAAAATCGAATATTTTATCCATTGAATATTTCTCCATATGATAGATCATCTTTCGAATAATTATTATCTATCATTTCTCTGTGTCTTAGGTTGAAAGATATACTAATTCTCTCATAGTTATCCATCTGTGTTAGGTCATATTGTGGTGGTACAGAATGTAGCATATATGAAGGCCAAAGTAGAAATTCATTATCTACTGGATGTACCAACATTTCTGTATCTACACCATCTACACCTGTAAATATAATATTATGATAGCCTTCTCGTTCTATTGCTCTATCTCTAGCAGCGTGTGAAAAATTAGAATGTATATTTGGACTCAAAAACTTTATAGGTGCTGTATTTTGTCCTGTTTTCACATAGTAAGTACCTGACATGTAGGAATTCACATGATTGTGTATCTCATGTTGATGTTGACCACGATAAACACTGCACCAAGCATAAAAATGTATATCTCGTCTGGTCAAGTGTGATACATCTATATTGAATGTATCAACGATAAACTTTATGTATGTGTCTTTGATAGAGTTTTGAAAGTCTTCAAACCAAGACATATCGTACATAGAGAGTCTAGCAGTTTCATCAAAATATGTAGTATAGTTTTGAGCATTATTTGGTGTATTCTCTATAGTTTGTACTAATTGTCTACAATCATTGGCTATAATTTCTGTATCTAAATCAAGCATTCCACGAAGAAATGGTGTAGAAAAAACAGGTAGAATTTCTGCTCTTGCTGGTTTGAATTCTGTCATTCTTCACCCTCTTTCTTTTGCAAGTCTACAATTTTTTCTAAGACTTCTTTCAGTGCCATAACTTCTTGTACATCAACAGCATTCTCTTTCACAACTATTGCTATTGGTTCACCTGTTGTTGATGTAAGAACCTCTGTACTTACATCCATTGGTTGATCGTTAGAAGCTTCTTCAATAATTGTAGGAGTTGATACACAACCTTGTAATAAAACAAGTATTATAAGTAGTCTGATCACTTTTTCTCTATTTGGGCAGCAACACCAGGTTGACCATTTGGCATGGTAACATTACGATAATAAACAACAACTTCACCTAATTGCTTGATGTATCTTCTTAGTTCTTGTATATTTGCTGACATCACTTTATAATCACCGATAGACATTGCAACAAATACGACTTCACCGTTGTTCATGTCTTTCATTTCATCTAAGAAACGATCTAAGTATGTATATCCCTCAGGCCAATCATTCTCTTTGCCAAGTGTACAATCTCTCTTACCCTCATCATTTCTTTTACAAGGGTTAGCGATAACTGCCTCTGATACAACATAGAAGTTAGGAGGTGTAAGGTCTATTTCTCTAGGTAATGTTGGTTGTATGATATCTAGTTGTACAGGTTTACTGACAACTTCTACTTTTTTTGTGCCAAGAATACTACAACTACTGATTGTTGTTGCTAGAATTATTGATATTGCTAATTTGTTTAGTATCATTCTCTATCCCCTCAAAGACTTCAATAGTGCCTTTATTGAAAGTGTTCTCAATTAGACCTGGTTTTACTGTTGCAAGTCTTTCTACATTGTGCCTTGAAAATATATCCAAGTATCGTTGTTTCTCTGCCTCAATCTGTTGATTTTGTAGAGATAAGTTTTGCAGTGCTTGTGCTTGTCTTTCAAAGTTCTCTTGCACTACTCTCAAAGTTTCTTTCTGCTCTTCTACTGCTGCCTCTAATTTTACATTGTTTTCAATGAGTGTAGTTCTCTCATTCCATAAAAACCATGTAGATAGACCTAGTGCTAGTATAATCGCAATAAAAAATTGTTGCATTATAACTCCTCTATTTTATAATCTAATCCTGCAGCTGATCGTATTTCAATCATTTTACCCTCTGTATCTCTAAACTTTAGATGATTCGGTTTAGTGACAAATAATTTGATTGCTGTATATTCAGACTTGTATACATGTGATGTATCACCTGTACGATATACAGTTATTAGATATTCTTCTGCAAAGAATGATTTTATCCATGATATAAATTTTTTCATATTTTTATTTATGATGCACTAAGCACCCCTTTTTCTTGTAGATATTCTATTGATATCCAACCAAATACCCAATTATACATTAGTTTCTCAATAACTTTAGTTTTTCAATAGTATCAGCAGCACTAGTGTGTAAAATACCAACACCACCTGCCTCGATCCAGAGATCAATGTTTTTTGGTCTATCGTCAATCAACACATAACCTTTGTTAGCAAAAGCTGCCTTTTGACTACCTTTGTAAGTACAAGTGACAACATAACTTGGATCGACATGTTTTCTAATCCACTCTACTTTGTCGTGTACAACTAACTCTCTGTTTACAGTACCAGCAGCAGTCAAAATCTCTGTTGGTAAACCTGTATGTTTGACATATGCAATCAGATCGTACATATCTGGCATAGGTGGTAAGTTACCAAACAGTCTCTTGTTGGTCAACTCTTCTTTTCTAGCATCATACAGTTTATGACCTGCATCATCTGGAGTGATAGGTTGCCCTAGTAGTTTACTTGTTCCCACTATGAAATCGGCAAGTACACCGTCCATATCAAGGAATATTCTTTTTATCTCATCTTTTTTCATACTGTTAGTATAACAAAATCAGCAGCTTTTGTCAAGCCCCTAACCAAAACTTTTCGTATATGGTATCTTCTTTTTTATATGCTTCTCTTTCCCATGGCACTGCAGAATATGGGGTATTGGAATAGTCTTTTGTTTTCCATCTATGATGATAGGGAGATAACTGACCTAAGAGATATTGTTTAGCGTGAATCAACTCATGTGCTAGATTTAGCATCATATAATCAAGTGTAAACTCTTCGTCATACGACCCTCTAGCAAGTTCTATGTAGACTTCTTTACGATCTCCATAACAGAACCCATAATATCCTTGTTCTAGTCTGTTTGTTATTTTTAGATCAATTTGAACGATCCTTCGCATGTTTGGAACGAAGTATCGTATGACATCTTTGATATATGCCTCTATTCTTCTTTTTTGTGAAATTTTTCCTTCTATATCTACAAAAATATTTTGATTATAAATCGTCTTCATCATCATCATAAAACCATTCATCAATTTTTGATTTACACATGGGGCATACTTTGGGTTCGATCTCATCTACAGGTTCATTTATTGGTTGAATTTCGTACTCATTCAAGCATTCTTCACAATATATTCTAAATATTTTCATTATATTTCTCCGTCAAAAAACCCAGCATCTGTTGCTTTACCTGTCATTACCATAATCTTTTCGAAGGCCTCAGTAAACCCTATGGGTGCATCATCTAATGTTACATAGGGACATTTATGACTAAACTCTTTTCGTGGTATATCTACACCAATAATATATGTTCGTACAGTTTGATTTTCCCTATCTACTTGATCAAGTAAATGCCTCCAGCGTAATGCCTCAACATCATTCTCTTTTGTTCGCTCTAGATAAAGTTTGTACTCTCTCATTTTACTCTATTGTTTATGTCCCACTTCCATAATTCGTCATAACCACCGATCGCTTCACCGTCTACACGAATTTGTGGAAAGGTTCTAGCACCTGGAAATTGTTCAAACAACTCTTCTCTTGTAAAATCAACATCTAATTGTTTATATGAATATTCATATCCTTTAGATTCACATAAAGATTTAGCTTTATCACAAAAAGGACATTGTGTTTTTCCAAATATTTCTATCATAATTTTCTCCTAAAGTTTGAAGTCTGCAAATGTATCGTCTGTTACATCTTGTTTTATACCACCGATCACATATGATTCTATTTCTGTTTCTTGTGGTGCATTTTGTAAGCCTCTACTATTGAACCAGTGTTGGGTCCATGGTAGAGGATTATTAGTAGAACTAATATTGTATATAGGTTCTAATCCTATAGCTCTCAATCTTTTATTTGCAATGTATTCAATGTAGTTGTTCAATAGTGGTACTGATAGACCAATCATTGAACCATTTTTGAATAAGAACTCTGCCCATTCTTTTTCTTGACCGACTGCATTCTCATACAACTCATAGACTTCTTTCTCACAATCTTTCATTACTTTATTCATCAATTTATCATTCTCATGGTTTTTATATGCCTTGAGTATGTGTTGTGATATAGCAAGATGTTGTGATTCGTCTCTAGCAATAAAAGATATAATCTTTGCACTACCTTCCATTAGTTTCAGTTCACCAAAACCAAAGCTACAGGCAAATGAGACGAAGAATCTAATGCCTTCTAGTATATTGACTGAGATCAATGCCAAATACAATGCTTTGTATAAGTCATAATCATCCACTTTCAGACCTAAGAGTCTTCGTCTACCAAGTTCTATAAACTCGTCATATTTTTCTGTTACCATTTCTGCCCTTTTGACAATGGCAGGTTCATCTAATATCGTATTGAATATATCACTTGGATCTGCATATACATTCTTTATAATGTGTGTGTAAGAGCGACTGTGGATTGTTTCCATGAAGTCCCATGTGATAATACAAGACTCAAGTTCAGGTAGAGACACGAATGGTAGGAATGCTATGGAAGGTGCCCTACCTTGAACTGAGTCAAGCAAAGTTTGATACCTCAAGTTAGAGGTAAATATGTGTTTTTGAGCATCATTTAGTGTTTGATAGTCCGCTCTGTCTTTTTGTAGAGAAACTTCTTCTGGTCTCCAAAAGAAACCTAATTGTGTTTGTGTAAGTTTGTCAAAGATTGGATATTTGAACTCATCGAATCTTTGTGTGTTGAGTGGTTCACCAAAAAACATTTTCTGTTTGGTGAAATCTATATTTTTCTTATTGAATACTGTCATTATCGTCCTTTATCATTTCATCGTAATTATTCACAAAAGAGCTTTTATTAGGGTGTGGCAGATAGATATTTTCATACCAATCTTTAAGTTCTTCTTTATCTGACATTGTATCATATCTATTTTTTCTTCCGTCATAGTCTAAGGGATGAACCTTGTATGCACCAGAAGCTGTCATAGAAACAGGATTACTAAAATCTTTTCCTGTTCTGTCTGTCATGTTTTTCATGTGGGTTTCTTTTTGTATAAAATGCAAAAACATGTGGTAACTGTAATCACCTAAAAGATAATCTCTCCAATGTGGTATATTTGGACCTTGGTACAATAAGACATCCCCTACCTCTAATGCTACTGATACGCCTGTTCTCTGTTTTTGTGGTAAAGCTTGTGTTTTTTCGTATATACCTTGTTGATCATTCATTTCATTGATATAGTTTTTATCGTTTTGCACCCATATCTTCCATGGTGTGTTGTCATCTGTTTTATAATCTAAACAAATAGTAGCACTTATTTCACATGATGGTCTATCAGTATGTGATTTTAGATATGCACCTCTCTCATACTTTCTAGTATAAGAATATGTTTCTATTAGGTCAATACATAATACGCCTCTTAGATTATCTCTAAGCCATCGATGCAATGCTACAGCAGGTGGAAAACAATAGCCACCGTGAGATTTATAGAGAGAATTTTTTGGTGAATTATGAATTATGTCCTGTTCTCTCATAAAAAACATTTCTTCATATTCAGGATTGTTCTCTACAACTTTCCATGAATCTAGTGTTAGATCAATAACATGTTTTGGTATAAAATTCCTCAAAACTACAAATCTATCGTTGACAAACCTTTGAGTTATATTGTTACTTTTTACGGCCATGTTTATAGTTTTTTTAGAACTACCTAAATTCTCTATGACTTTTCTGTGTTTTATTTCTATGTTTTTGTCTTCGTTATTCATTGAAGCTTAGCCATCCTGTTATTATATATTTTTCCTGTGATGGACTTACCACACCTCTATGTGTGTGTGTCCAAGCAGAAGGCCAAATTACTGTTTTTCCTTTCTCTGCTGGTGTTATATATCTCTGATATAGAAACTCTGTTCCACCACCGTCAGTGACATTATTTAGATATGTCATAAACACAAGATGTCTTCTTTGAGTTTGTCTATAACCTTGATTTTCTGAATGCCAGTCATAATAACCCCACCCCTCTTTGTAGTATTGTATTTTAGTGTTCTCAAAAACACCAAATGGTGCTACATTAGCTGACCATTCGTATTCTTCCATATAACTATGTACACACTTCATCAATTCATCGTGGTATTCAAAGTTGGGTAACTCTTCTGGACTAATGATGTATTCTAGGGATTTTTTCCTATTTTCATCATAACCAAATCCTACTCTACCAAAATCAGCATTGTCTTTGTTTAGAGACCAATGGTCTATTATTTGATCAACGGATTTTTCACTAATCTGATATTCACCAATAAAATTAGATTGCACAGGCCTCACACTCTTCATCATCATATTTTGACATTACATTAGCTGCATCGTCTACAGCACTTGGTAAGTCTTCAACTACATCTTCTTTTTTGCCATCCATAGTATTTTGGTAATAAGAAGTTTTCCAACCTAATTTATAGGTTGTAAGTAAATCTTTTGCCATTACTGATACAGGTACTTCATTGTTCTCGTAGTTTTCAGGATTATATGACCAGTTTCCACTGATTGCCTGATCAAAGAACTTTTGCATCACTGCAACTACATTGATATAACCCTCATTTGATGGCATGTCCCATAGTAGAGTATAAGCAGATTTCAAATGACTGTATTGTGGCACAACTTGTTTGAGTGTACCTTTCTTACTCTTCTTCACTGACAAATAGTCTCTAGGTGGTTCGATACCATTTGTTGCATTTGATACAACACTTGATGATTCACTTGGCATCTGAGCAGACAATGTAGAATGTCTTAGACCAAATTCTTTTATATCATTTCTAAGTTCTTCCCAATCCAATTCATATTCTGGTTTCACAAGTGTATCTACATCTTTCTTGTATGTATCAATTGGTAAAATACCTTTACTATATTTTGTCCTGTCAAAGTATTCACAAGCACCCTTTTCTTGTGCTATCACATTGGATGCTTTGAGAAGATTGTATTGAAAACTTTCTGTTAGTGCATGTACTAATTGCCATGCTTTTGGATCATCATATTTTACTTTGTTTTTAGCAAGATAATGAGCAAGGCCAATGTAACCTATACCAAGACTTCTTCGTGCAATTGTTGACTTTTCGGCTGCAGGTACAGGATATTCCTGATAATCTATTAGTTCTTCTAATCCTCTGACTGCAAGATCACATAGATTTTCCATTTCTTCTACTTTTATCAAACCAACATTGATAGCAGAAAGAATACATAATGCAATCTCACCATCACCATCGATGTGTTCGATAGGGTCGGTTGGCAAGGTAATTTCCTGACAAAGGTTACTCATATTTACTTTGTCAAGGAAACTACTATGCTCATTACAGTGATCTATATTCATGATATAGATTCGTCCAGTCTCTGCTCTCTCTTTGAGTAAATCTGTAATCAGTTCTCTTGCGTTGATTTTTCTTTTTGGAATTGATGTTGCCCTTTCGTATCTTTCGTATTCAGCATCAAACTTGTCGGTTCCAAATAACTCGTAAAGGCCTGGCACATCATGGGGTGAAAAAAGTGTAATATCTTCGTTTTTAAGAAATCTTTCATAAAATATTTTTGATAATTGTATTGAGTAGTCTAACTTTCTGACACGATTGTCTTCTGTGCCTTTGTTGTTTTTGAGGACGATGATGTCTTCAATTTCTTGGTGCCAAATTGGGAAGTGGACAGTAGCACTTCCGCCTCGAACACCGTTCTGCGTACAGCATCTAACTGTCGATTCAAATTTTTTAAGGAAAGGGATAACACCT